TTTTTATTTTTTCTTCTTCAATAGTTTTTTTATCAAAGTTAAAATATTCTTTTAAATCCATTATATTTATTGTTGTTCCTTTATTTTGTTCTTTTTTAATTTTATCAGCAAAGTGTTGTAATTCTTTTTCGGACATCGAATCTGCAGCATCTTTAATTTCTTGAGAAACGTTTTCAAGTTCGCCCCTCTTATAAGCCAAGGCTATTTGCATAAATTTTTGTTGTTTTTTATTTTTTGAAGGCATAAAATTAAAATTAATTCTTTAAATTAAATTATTTAATTCACTAATCAATTGTTTCTTGATATATGGTTTAAGAAAGTAATGTACAAAATTAATATGTAAATTTTTAATTTTTTGCAATGCAGTAGAAGAGGCACTTAAAAAAAATATATTAGTATTATTATATTTTTCATTTATATACTTAGCTAATTGTATTCCATCTACTTTACCGTTTAATTTAATATCTATAATAATAATATCAATATTATTATTTTGTAAATAATAAATACAATCTTGAACATTATCAAATGATTTAATATTTATTGTATTTTTATTATATCTTCTATTTAAGCTTCTTATTAAATCATCAACAATTATTTATTCATCTTCCACTATAACTATTGTTTTCATTTCTCTTACATTGTAAATAAATCATTAACAATATCAGTAATTTTAATATTATTGAGTTTTTTGACATCTCTTTTTATAGCAGGTTCTTTTAATAATTTAACTAGATCAGTTTTACTAACATTTTGATTACCTGGATATTGCTGATTTAATCTATCTCTTAACCAATTCAGAATCTTAGCATATTCTTTATCATCATTTTTAATATCATTAGAATATTGTTTTATAATATCCTGTAGATATTCAGAATCCAACTTATTGGCTTCAATAATTAAATCTTTTAACTGTACTTTTAGTTTATTTTTTTTATTAGAATGCGGATTTTTAGACTCCTGAATGCTGTTATCTTTTCAAGCTACTTCATTAATTGTTTCTTTGATTATTTTTTTTAATTCTGATTTTTTCATAATAATTAATTTTTTTTTATTTACCTTTATTTTTATACTGACGTCAGGTGTCAAGTAAGCTTTCTAATGCATGTCTATAAAAAACTAGTGATCTTGTAACAAATGCTTCATTAACATTATTAATTTTACTTTTTTTATATTTTTCTAAATCTTGAATATAATTCTCTGTTGCCACATCATGTTCTTGATCAAAAAAATAATCAATAAAATCTGAAATTATATTATTATTAAATTCACTGGCATCCTGCCTAAATTTGCAAACTAAAACTTGTATTTCTGCTCGTATTTGACTAATAGTAATATTTTGAAATTTTAAATTTTGTACAATAGAAAAAAATTCTTTCATAGAATTAGATTTTAAAACAATAAGTTTGCTTAACTCTTCTGGCGCTCATCTTAAAGCTTCTACTTTAATTTGTTCAAATTTTAATTCATTATTTTGTTTATTCATCATGTCTTGCACTACGACAGTGTTTAGTTTTAATTGTTTATTAATATTTTTATGCGCAATATTATTATCTTGCATTAATTCTTTTATTTCTTTTCTAATTTTTTTAGAGCTATTGCCATATTTTAATCATAAACCGGCAATACCTAATATTAATGTTATTATTACACTTATAGCATATCAGAAAGTTCTTGACGATACTAATTGTTCCATATTATATTTTTTTCTTTTTTTTAATTATTTATTTATTTAATTTAAATTGATATTTAAGATTTCCACAATCTCAAACTCTATCATAATTATTTAGTTGCATATTTTGTCATTCTGTTAAAGTATTATCAAAAATATTTAACTGTTTATTTAGTTTATGTTTCTGAAATTTTAATCTTGATCCAATTATTGTTTTATAATCTGTATATCAATAATCGGGTTAAGTAATTTAAATTTTATAACTTAACTCAAATTTTTTAATATATCGTTGATTAATGAATTTATCTTGTTATTGCAATAATTTTCATTGTAATTCTTAGATTCATTAACAACCTTTTCCATAAAAGCACCTTGAGTTGATGGATTGGAAACAAAGTCTCAGCATATCAATTCAAAATCATCTTGAACTTCCAATATGCCATTGTCGCTTTCTTTTACTGAACCCATGCCGCGCGAAGAAATACCTAATTGTACATTGTTTTTAAATAATTCTCTTAGTATATTTCCAGATGGCGTTGTTAAAATTTCAATTTTAGCTTTTACTTCATCGCCATCTCATCAAAGATCAGCAATATTATGAGAAGAATTACCTAACATTACAACAGAATGTTCAGGATGATCAAGTTCACCGAGCGCTCTACGCTGTGCAACATATGTTTTTTTGTATCTTTCAATTTCTCTTTCTAATACAGAACGTGGATAAACGCGTCCATTTTGATTGACTTCTCCTGCTCTTTGCACGGTACCCGTTACTGTTAACAAGTTGGGTTTTATTTTGTTATTATTTTTATTTATTTCATTAATCTGCTGTTGTGGATTAAATAAAATAGTGTCAACTATTAATTGTTTATTTGTATTCATAATTTCTTTTTATTATTATAAAATATCTTTATATTGTTTTTCTAATTCAGAATCACCTAAAATATGATCATTAAAAATTACTTTTGCTTTTTGTTTATCTGAACCTTTCATTGTTTTAAAAGTATATTTTAAAAAATTATCCTGATCAATTAATTGCATTACAGCATTAAAATTAAATTTTACTGTTTCTTTAAGTTTTTTAGAATGCACTGCTTTATTTTCATTTTTAGAATTTCAATTTTTATCAATATAATTAAATAATTTCTTTTTTTTATCATCAGAAATATCACTGAGTTTATTTGGATTAATGTCAAATTTTTTGCAAGCAGTTCTAAAAAAATCTTGATATTCTTCTTTTGTTTCTTTAATTAATTGTCTTAATTGATTTTTAGTTATTTTCATAATTATTTTTTTTTATCCTTTTTTTTTATTAAACTATTTTTTTTATATAATTTTTATTTCATTCATACATTTCTTTTTTTATAAAGATCAAAATATAATGAAGCTATCTCCATACGTATTAATTTTTTTAATTCTTTTCAATCACGCGAACTTATTTCTTCTTTTACTAATTCATAATCTGTTACATCAGTGATTTCTTTATCTTTTTCTTCTTTATCTTTTTCTGATTTGCTGAATGCATACGGAGTATTATATTCTTCAGAACCTGCTGTTGTTCCCGTTGTTGTTATTTCTGTTTGTTGTACTCTTAATAATGATAGAAGCTCTTGTACTTCACCTTCACCGTATTTTTCTTTGAAATTTTTAACTGCTTGTTGTAATTGTTCTTTTGTATCTGCTAAAAGAATTTCTCTGTAAGCGGGGTGTTCAAAAAAATGTTGAATTTTTTGCATTTCGCGGCCGCTGTTTAACATTTGTTTAACTAATTCTTTAATTTGTTGTTTATTTTTCATTTTAATTATTTTCTTTTATTTTTTTACATTCTTCTAATAATTCATATAAATTTAACATTGCTAATAAATGCTTATCTTTAATAAATTTATATTTATAAATATTATCTAATTGTTTACAAATTTCATTTAATTTAATAGTTAATATTTTATTATTATTAGATAATTGTTTTTCATTAATTATTTTTTTAAATTGTTTTTTAATTATTGGTATTTCTGTTTCAATATATTCTTTTAACTGATTAGTGTTAGCTAAATTATCAATATATTTTTTTAATAAAATACGCTGTTTTTTATTCAATTTACCATATTTGTTATTAAAACGTTCAATTAATAATTTATATGATAAAGCACGAATATCTTTATCTTGTTTTTTATATTTTTCAGTAATTGAATCAATTGTTTGTTTATTATTATTTTTTAAAATTTTAGGATTTATCATATTTTCAATAATAACATATCTAGCACTAACTGCATTAGTAGGATTATAATTATATTTATTGCTATTAACAGAATTTTCAAATAATTTATAAATAGAAGCTAAAACTTTATAGTTTTTTAATGGAGTACTAAAAAAGTGATCAACATTATAATGTTGTTTAATTTCTTTAATAATATTATATTTTTCTTTACGTAATTTTTTTTCACTCATGTTGTTGCGTATTTTTAATATTGAATCAATATAATGATTTCCTTCAATTTCTGACGATGTGTGCTTGTCTTTTAAAAAATTATATAATTGTAATTCTTCATATAAATATTTGTTTTTATTAAAGTATTTTTGTAAAATTTTTAGTGCTACAGAATAATTTACATTTTCCATTATATCAACCGCTACTTGGCGCATTAATAATTCATAAATTATTGCTGTATTTTTAAACTTAGAATGTTTAATTTGTTTCATCATAATTAATTTAATTTCTTTTCTTTTTTATATTATACATAAAATTCATTATTACGTTATATCAATTAATTATAAATATTTATTTTTTTATATTATTAAAGATTTTTTTAATATAATAGTTATTCTTTATAACAAAACTTCATCTTCTTTTTGCTTTTGTAAATATTTATCTAATTGTTCAAGGGCTAAAGGACTATTGCCTTTATAGTCATGTTTATGAGATGTTTTATCCATTTTAGTAGCATCATGATTTTCTTTATCGCCGTTAAATAATTGATTTGCTATTGAATTTGATTTTTTCTTTTTCTTTTTATTATTATCTTTTTTTTCAATACTTTCTCAAGGATTTGAATTTGAATTATTATTTTGCTCAGCATTATTATTTTTAGCTGGATCATTTCCATCGCGTTCAATAGTTTCATATCTATATTGACGCTTTTTATCATTAATCAATTGTTTCCGCATTTCTTTATATTCATTTTCTGATATATTAAGTATTTTTTCATAAATATAATCATCAGATACCATGCCTAAGTCTTTTAATGATGATACAACACTTGCTTTTCTATCTCATATTTCTAATTTTTCTTCTTCATAAACTATTGAAGGACTAGTAAGTTTTAATTCATAATTAACTAGTTCATCATTGCGGAATCCTTGAGCATATAAATGTATAGTAGCAATTTTATAAAGTTCTGAAATAATCATTTTTTGAACGCGTTCTATTGTACGGGCAAATCTTAAATCCATTGCAGCTAAAGTACTATTATGTATAAATACGCCAGCTGTAGTAGCAAAGTTATGATATTCTTTAATTGTTAAATCTGCTGTATCAATTTTTTGGTCTAATCAAATAACCTCTTTTACTTTATGATTTTTAATATACTTATCGGTTGACAATTCTGTATAATATGGCATTAAAGATTGTTCTTTAGTTAAGTTTTGCGCTTCAATAAAACTTCCATCACTTAACATAAATTTATGATCAGGTGTACAAATAATTGATTTAGAATTATCTAATACGACTTCAACTACTTGAGTATTCAACCTCGTTTTCCCAGTTCATTCAATTTCTCCAGGCACAATATCTTTGTTTTCATTAATAGAATAAACATAATTTTTAATACCATTATTAAAATCTTTTATTAATTCAAAAACTTTTTTTGTTTTACCATTTAATAAAGGAATCTCAGTATCTAAACTAATGCACTTAGCATTAATTTCTTCTGAATATCCTAAAAATGGTTTAGGAATTTTTAATGCTGCCATCATTCTATCTTTAATATAATTTATATCATCAATAGTATCAAATTGTAAACCGCTCAAATTTTCAATTTCTGTTCCCGTATCTCCGCCCCGTACAGGTAAAAATATATCTTCTAGCATATTTTGCATATTAAATTTTAAATTATATTCACCTGTTTGTGGATTAATATAAGGTGTTTTTTTCATCTCCTCAATAACATCAGACATGTATGTATCAACCTGCTCTGGTGGAATATTGCCAATATCAATTTTAAATACTCTTTTATCGGGAGCTCGCATTACCCGATTAATCATCATAGCGTCTTCCATTAATGATAATTGCTTCCATGGTTTGCGCGCACCCTCTAACATACTTTTTCCATACGGTAAAAAATTAGCATCAGTATACATTCTAAAATGAGCCATTTCAAACGATTCTATTCTTTCTGTAATATTACCGCCTATTGTAAAATAATATTCTCGTGGATTTTCTAGATTTTTTCCTTCAATGCGTTCTACATCATAAACAGACAGCGGTGTTACACCAATAATGCCAAAAGCATGATGAATATCAAGTTTCAAGTACATGTCACCATATTTACACATATTGCGAACTCAAGATCATAAATTAAAATCAATATTTAATATATCATAAAATAAATTATTTAATACATCCTTAATTTCTTCATTATCAGAATTAATAACTAATAAATCGCCATATTCGTCTAAAGTTGTTGATTCATCTGAATAAATATCAAGCGCACTACTTAAAACAGGATCCTTGTCCATAGCTTCATAGTCCTGAAATAATTGCATTCTTGGCATTGTAAAACCAGTTGAAGTATTATAAATATTGTAATCTTGCATTTGTCGTATACGTTTATATTTATCAGGAAACGTATTCTTTATTATTTCTTGATATTGACTACCATCAGTATCAATTACTTTTAATTTTTTACTATCTATATGTCGAACAATTGTATCGCTTGAAAATAACCGTTTAAGCCCAGTAACGAATTTTTTCTGTCTTTGTTGTAATACTTTACTGTTTATTTGTTTACTTTTTTTCTTTGGCATAATTTCTCTAAACCTCTTTTATTTTTTGTATTATAATATATATTAAATAATTTATTTTACTTATTTACTTATAATAATGATTATTTTTTTTATAATAATTCTCGTAAATCTCAATTTTCTGTTGTATTATCCTGATATTGTCACGCCTGCTTACCAGGATTATACGTACGATCACCCTTACTTCCCTTAAATTTTACTTGTTTAGTGGATTTAATTAACTTTTTGGTCAATTTAAGACCTTCTTGCCGTAATTTAATTGCTGTATCTCTTATTCACAATGCTATGGCAAAACTCATTACTAAATCATCATTATAACCGCTTTGTGCTTCTGCCCTTCCTCTATTATTTCAAGAAAATACAAACAATTCATCAATTAAACGTTTTGATCTAATTTTTAACGGTTCATTTTTATCTGCGCATAATAATTCTAATTTTTCAATTATCAATGGTCGTGTTTTTTTTGAAGTCGTAAAACCAGGTACTACGTGATTTTTATTAATATTAGTAATATCGTATCCTTTATTAAGGTATTTTTTCATATCAATATATTGATAATCTTTATCAGTATAATAAAGATTAGTATATTTTTTATCAATAATAGTTTGCAAAACAGCTCAGCCGATATTTGCGTTTTCTACTACTAATAATGCTTGATTATATTCATTAGCTATATTTGTAAGCATATTACCATAATCTTTAGTATTAATTTTACCTTTAAATTCTGCAATCTGTTCTAATGTATCAACATCTATAACATGAAAGGCAGAAAAGTCTGTACCATCACCGCGCGCAACATCAGCACAAACCATATAACTATGATTGTTTTCACAATATTTTCAAATTCACAAACGTTCATTATATCTTTTTTCAATTGGCTTTTGTACTGTATATTCAGAATATCATTTTAGCATTCGTGCATCAACTACAGAATTACCTGAAGATAAAAATTCAGCATCACAATTGCTAGATAAAATTCCATTAACATAGAATTCGTGATTTTCGTGTACATTTATAAGATCATAAAGTACTATGTGTTCACGAATATGTTGTATGTTGTTTATTTTAACAAAAGGTGTTTCTTCTCCTTCTAAAAAAGTTCCTACTTCTAAATTTTCAGCTGGAACTTTCTCGCCACCGATTTTAAATGGATGTTCTAGGGAACACTTCAATATGTAACCATTATCGAGTGTTATTTTTAAATACTCATCCTTTTCAGTTTTTTGAATATAATCAAAATCACTATAACCATGAGGAGTCTTAACTTTAAATTTATTGTTTTCTTTCATCATAAGAGTTTTTTTCTTTTATTAATAATTTGATGATATACTCTTCAACTGTACTCGGTAAATAATTAACACCACCAAGCTGTGTTTCGATAAATTTATCTAATTCATTTGGGATTTTGATAGTATGTATTTTAAACCCATTACTAAATATCTTGTTCATTTTCACCTATTCTTATAAATTGAAAATCTGGATATATTTCCTGTATCTCTTGTTGTCTGATAATATCCTTTTTTCTCAATCTTCCGTATTTAAAATGATGTTTTTCGTCATATTCGATTATTATTTTATTCTTGAAATCTATGGCATCCAGTCAATAACCTAATTCTTTTATATAATGTTCACCGCCATTTTCTGCGTGTTGTAAATTTCAATCATTCTCTTTATTTAATTTCCTGAATAATTGGCATGCACGTGGATTATAAGCTGGTGCAAATTTTTTATATCTAAACCTATAACTTTGATTATTTAGATTTTTAATAGCAGATAATCTCATTTTTCTTCTTACTTCTAATGAATGTTTTCTGTGTTTCATATTTGATCTATCTACTGGGCAGAAACGACAATATTTATTAAAAGTAAAGGTTTTGCCACAATCACATTTATAAAAATTTTCATCATAATTGCTTAATATAAATCTTATGCGATTTTCTAATGAGATTGATTTGTTTCCCATGGCTTCATCTAAAACTTTTGTATTTCATAATATAGATTTATATAAAATAATATCATCTTTAATTAACGTTCTATATTTTGCCTTACCTTTATATTTTTTTCATAAATTGTTTTCTTGCAATATTATTTTTGTTTCTTCTTTACTATATATTTCTTTTACGCTTCTTAATTGCTTATCCAATTTTTTGTATGTTTCTTTTACTTGATTAGAATAATTTTCATTGATAGCTGATCTTTTGGCCGGAGGGGTAAATCCAATTTGCATTATACAGTTGGCACCGAACTTCTTTCTGTATTCAGCTGTCGACATTTTGTGAACAGCTTTGATGTGTTGGTGCAGTTGTTTGGCTTTATACCCACAAATCTTACACTCTAATAATTTTTCCATATCGTTATTCTTTCTCATGATCAATTTTATTATTAATAATAGAAGAAACAAACGTACCAATTTTTAGTCCAGCTTTGTCACAATACTCTTTTAATTTTTTGTGAACATCAGCATCAATTTGTATACTTTTTGTTTTCATAATCAACTCCTTTCTTTTCATATCAATAATAAATATTATCCTACTTATAAAATTTTATAAATTTTTATAAATTATTATAGATTTCTTCTAACGACATTATCTCTTCTTGTTGTGTCTCGTTATTATAAATTTCCACCA